TCTTAAAAGAGATGGGAAAGCGAGGATACCTAATTACATCTGATCTTTCTCTACAAGATCAATATGAATCTGATATTTATAGATTAAAACTAAGATGGCCTTCAATCAAAGGTATTGATAATTACGATTGTCATGTAAATGGTCTTAAATTTTCATTAGGCGAATGCCGTATGAAAAATATGGGATACGATCAGGCACTTGCAAAATTAGACTGTTCTAAGACTTGTGATTATATTCAACTTAGGCTTAGAGCAATTGATTCCCCAGTTACAATATTAAACTATGCATTTTGGCTACTACAGAGAAATTATGTAGCTCCTAAAATGGAAGAAGCTGAGCGGCCGATTCCATTTAAGAAGAGAGATTTTACGTTCTTTGATGAGGCCCATAAAATAGATGATATTGTACAGAATCATTTTTCTCCTCGTATAGATAATTTCCTTCCCGACCTTTTAAATAACCAATCTAAGTTTTTAATTAAGCAGGGCCTTCCTTCTCCAAATATTAGCAAGGCATATGTTAATGATTTAATTGGTGATTTAATCCGGGTTCAAGATAGAAATGTTTTGTTTTCTAAACTAAAAGAACTACAAAAAATATTAGTTCAATTTAACGCAGTTAAGGCTCCTGCTGAACAAATGACTAAGCGTATTTTTGGTCAAACTACTGAAAAGCAATTAACACCTACCTGGAAAACAGCGTTCGGGAGATTTGATAGGATTAAAGATATTCATTGTAAAATTGACGATTATACTAAACTAATTTCTGAAGTTGGTGTTGAATCTATGGTGTGGAATCAAGATAGCGAAGAAGTAAAATTTATGTGTACTGAAGAATCTATAATGATTCAAAAGTATTTACACGAACAGGCAGGGTTTAAGGTTTTTATGAGTGCTACTATTGGAGGGCCTAGAGAATTTGCAAAGGTTATGGGGATTAAAGGTGCTAAATTTATTAGACTTGATAATGCCTTTAATTATGATAAATCACCAGTTGTGTTTATTAATAAGCATAAGCTTTCCCGCCGTGAAAAGGAAACAAGTTTGCCTAAAGTAATAAAATTATTAGATAAAATAATAGAAAAGCATAAAGGACAGCGCGGTATTATTCATACAGGATCTTATGAGTTTACAAGGTATATTAAACAAAATAGTAAGCACGCATTTCGTTTAATGGATTATGAAAATTCAAAAGAAAAAAATGATCTTTTGAATCTGTTTAAACAAAAAGAAGATGCAATTTTCATGGGACCGTCATTGCTTGAGGGATTAGACCTAAAAGACGATATTAGCCGATTTCAAGTATTTTTTAAAGTACCATATCCTAATATTGGAGATCCATTAATTAAAGCAAAAATGAATACAATGCCAAATTGGTATGATTGGAAAACTGGCATAACTATTATGCAAGGTGTTGGGAGAAGTGTTAGAAATGAAGAAGACTGGGCTATTACTTATATTCTAGATGCTTGCTTTCTTTCTTTGATAAATAAATCGGAGCTTTTTCCACCATCATTTTTAGAACGTATTAAAACTATAAAATAAATGGGATTTAACAAAATTATATTACCGGAAATAGACCAACTAAAAAACCATCTTTTAAAAGTTGGTAACGAAGAGTTTATAAAACATTGGGTATCTAGATATTCTAAATCGGATGCTGTAATAGGTTCTACTGAATCTTTTGAGTTTATAAAACAGTTCATGTCTAAAGAGTATGAAAAGGATAACTCAATTAATTGAAAGAACAATTAAATTATTAACAAAATTAAAAAATATTATGAATAGCGATACTGAAATTTCAGAAAAAATTTATGTATGGTCTAAAAGTGAATCTGCTGGTAAAATTGTAAAGGTTTCACCGGATCAACCAGGTGGAAAATGGCTATATTTTACAGATGGTACTCGAATTAATTCTTCTCTTGTTAATGAATATTTAATTGAAGCCGTCGATGAAAACGATGCAAAACACCATGCATCTTCTTTTGGAAATTCTATAGGATTAACTTCTCCTAAAACAGGTCCCGTTGAAGATAACACTAATACAGCAGTAACTAATACGACAGAACCTGTAAATTTACCAAAAGAAGAGGTTAAAGAAGAGGTTAACGTAATGATGGAAATGTTGTCGAAGATGAGTAGAAAAAACAAAGCAGAAATGCCAGTTAAAGTCAATATTCCATCTAAAACAGTATATGAAATGTTACAAGATCAGATGGATTTAGAGCCTAAAGATCTTAATGAACAAATCGGGATGCTGGTAGAAAATCAGATAAATAACCTACAAGAACAATTAAGAGAACAAATTCAATCTTTTATTTCTAATTATTATACAAATGAGTAAAGAACAAATGAGTAAAGAAGCTACAGAGCAGCAAAATGAAGTAATGCTTTTGACTAGACGTCAAAGACGATATATGCTTAAACAAAGAGGAGTACCTCAAGTTATTTCGAAACTTCCATTTCTTGGAGAAGTAAGAACAAATTTGCGTAGACAAAACATGGAAAATGGAAGAAAGCTACACGAACAGCACATGGATATTTTAGAATCTAGAAATGCAGAAATCCTAGAAGCAAAGCTAGAGTCTGTAAAGCAAACCTGGTCTAATATTGGTTATAATGCTGAAGAAATTAAACTTCTTGAAGAAGCATGGGCTCTCTTGACTGTTAAAGATAAAGAAACATATCGAGAAGATAAGAAAAAAGCTAGATCTTTAATGAGAAACGCTAGTGAATTAAAAAAATCTAGAGGATAAATGGTTTCTATCACTATAGAACCGGCAGATAACGGAGTCGTTAAAGTTGTATATGACGACTCCGTTAACGGCGCCGGCGAAGAATTTGTCGCTAGAAAAGTATATGACTTTGATAGAGATCAAACTTCAAAAGATTCAATTGTTGATTTTTTAACAGATGTTATGTTAGATCTAGGAATTGAGTCAGGTACTAAACTTGATAAGTATCGAGTTTCCGTTATTAAGCAATGGGGTGATATATCCCTACATAACGAAGACGACATTAAAAAAAGAATAGAAACCCTTCAAAAAGAAATTAATTCTTTAGAAGGAGTTATTAAAAAATGACATTAAAAGTAGCAGGCATATGGTGTAAAACTAAATCTGAATTTGATAGACATGTCAGATCAAATTCATATGATTTGGTAATTTCTCATAATGAGATATTTACACGCCTGCTTAAAAGCGATCCAGATGATAACGAACCATCTGATGTTTTAATATCTCTTTATATACAAAAACTATTTAAGAATATTGAAACTAAATTTGAAGGTAAACCACGCGTAAATGTTGCCTTTTTATTTAAGAATTTAGATAAGGATACTGTAGATAATTTTAGATCTTTTATTGATAATTTATTCGAAAATAATTTTGTAGATCTAGTTATAATCGACAGATGTGACTATCCAAAAAAAGGAGTTCTTAGTAAATTTGATGCTGTTAAATTTATAGATAATGATTAAGCATAAAATTTTTTCAAAAGGTGAATACGTACAAGCTTTAATTTCAACAACACAACAACCAAATATCCTCATACCAGTTCGAGGTATGATTTATGACGTTAAGTTTGACGATCTCAATCCACAGTATCAGATTAGAATTAAAAAGTTTTATGATAATATTTACTTTTTAAAGCAAAATCTTTTTGGGGGTAGATTTATAAGAGATTTTGAAGGTAAAGAAACTCGCATTAATGCAAAGCGTGTAAACTACAAAAATTCTGATGACCTAATTCAAAATTTATTTGATGGTCCTAATTGGAAAAAATACACTATTATTGTAGATTCTATATTTTGCACAAAGACTTTAGACCAACAGCAAGAATTATTTAATAATTTACAAACTTTTCTGATAGAACAGAAAATAAAAGATATTTATGAGATGTCTACTCGACAGCCATATCGAGCGTCTAATGGTGAATATTCATTTAATTCGAAGGGTGAATTTATAACACATCTTAAAAAGTTTTTAGGGGAAAGAATGCCAGATAGCGAGGAATGGTTAGAAAATATGTTCTATAATCCAACTTCTAGAGAAATGGATATGGGCGAGTGGAAGTAGTAATATATTAACTGGGATATATAAATAAAAATATCCCAATATATGTCAATAATTACTGCTATTACAGACGCTATTCCTGGTAGTTCTTCAGCCCTACAATATGTCGGCAAAAATGGAGATCTATACTTATACAGAGAGGTTTTAAGCGGCAGAGAATTTACATCCTCAAATATAATCGAAGGGGCTAAAGATAATCCAGTAGAAGAAAACGGAGAGGCAACGCCGTCGGGAAGAACTATTCTGCAGGACATTAATGCTGATTCTAAAGGATTTTATGGAGGTCAAACTGAACAACAAGCTAGAAAGTATCAAGTTAATGTCGAGACTTCTGGGTCAGGCAGTACTGGAAAAACAGAAGATGCAGGAGATACGGTCGACCCTGGACAGGCAGTTAATTCAAAATTTAATAGATGGAATTTATTTAAGACTAATAACATTAGAGGAAAAAGCGGGATTGAAACAACCTCTAATAAAGAAGAGATGTCAAAATCTCTATATGGTCCACCTACAATAAACGGTGCTGTTAACCCAATTATTAATCCAACTGCTAGGAACATTGTAGAAGAGGTAAAAAAGTCTTCATCTAGTTTAGGATATGATTATGACTTAACTGATTTTATACAGTGTGAACATTATGGAGCAATTAGTAATAACTATCTGCTAACTTTACGAAGGTTTCCATACGCAACCCCAGATGACATAATTAGTCCTAGGACCTTTGATAATACAGGAAAGGCAATTGATGCTCACCAACCTGATTTGGCAAGAGCAGTAACTTGGCTTTCACCACATCTTGGTAATGAATTAAAATCTATTGTTCAATTTAAAGTTGGATTCAAGTGGAAAGATGTAGAATCACAACTACAAGAAATACAATCTTCTAAAGGAAATCGAGGGGCTTTAGGTGCTGCAATTGACGGTAGCCCTCTTCTTTCTGCAATTCAAGGTGGTCTATCGGGTAGAAGTGCTGAAGAATCAGCAATGATTCAAAGCAGGGGAGCTGGATATGACCCTACAAAAGAAACTTACCCGAATAAAGTTTTTGGACCATACAATATTATAAAAAATGTTCTTTCTCGAGATCAAGGTTTAATCTTTGAACAAGATTTTACCCTAACATTCCATTATGATATTAGAGGCTATGGCAATACATCACCTAAGGCTGCATTTATGGACACTATGGCTAATATTTTAGCCCTAACATATAATACAGCACCTTTCTGGGGAGGGGCAACCAGATACACTGGAAGTGGATCTACTGGTAAAAAAGGATTTGGAGATTATCAAAAGCTTAAAAATGGAGATTACGGTGGATTTTTAGGTAGTTTAAAGGACCAATTCATGGGAGCAATGTCTGGTGGATGGGAAGATATTAGTAAAGGATTTGGTAATTCTAAAATATTAGATAATGTTATTGGAGGAGGATTGATGAAGTTATTTAATGGACCACAAGGGTCTCAAATTGCTGCTGCATTTGTTAGTGGAGATCCTACTGGACAATGGCACTTAACTGTCGGAAATCCTCTTGCACCAATGATGGTCATTGGAAATTTGGCACTACAAGATGCAAAATTTGAATTTGATGGACCTTTAGGGTATGAAGATTTTCCAAGTAAGCTAAAAGTTACAATAACTCTTAAACCTGGAAGACCTAGAGATAAGGGTGAAATTGAAAGCATGTTTAACGCTGGTAGAGGAAGAATGTATATTCAACCTGAAAACGGACCACAGGCTCCGGATTCAAAAATTACAGATCCATATGGAAGAAAGGTTATGTCAGACGCAATGTATCGTAGATCTTCTGATATGAACGCTGGTTAATATAATTTTAGTTACATGAATTTAAAGACAATACTTGACAAAATTACAGATGGAACTAAATTAATTCTTTCAGTTCCTACTATATTATTTAGCGATAAAGATAACGCTATTATTGAAGCGGAACATGTTGTTAATGATTACGAACAGGCAAGGCCAGATCTTATAGCCGCAAAACACTATGGTGATCCAACTGCATTAGATATTATACTTAAGTACAATAATATTTCAGACCCATTTTCAATAAAGGAAGGCGAGAAAATTATTGTTCCAATTAGAGAAATACCTCTTGCAAAATATGAAAGACCTAAGCAAGTTGAAGAGAACATTGTAAAGCAACAATTTATCGATACTAAAAGATTAAGTAAAAAGGATCAAAATAGGATTAAAACTCTTCAAAAGAAATATAATAAAGAAAACTTATTACCGCCAAACGTCCTTCCAGTTGGAAAAAAGACTTATAAAATTAATGCTGGAAAAATTACATTTGGTGTACAGGCTCAGAGTGATTCAGTTGTAGATGAAATACTTAAAGAATCTAAGTCAAACATAAAGTCAAACATTAATCGATCATAAGGTTAAAATGGAATTAGATAACAACATATTAGCTCTAATTGAGCCTTCTATTCAACCTAAAAAGATTGAAACTCCTTCATTTGAAGAAGGTAATGGTGAGACTGATAAAGTTTCAAAGACATTCGGTATTGACCAACCTGTAATATTTATGAATAATTATAAGTTTGAAAAAACCGATATTCTTCAATTTGAATTATCTAATAGCGGATTTTTACCAACATGTGACGTTACTATAGTAGATACTAAAAATGTATTTGCCGTTGATGCTTTTCCTAGAGACGGCGATAATTTTACAGTTTTTATAAATTCAAAAAACGAGAGTACTTTTAAATCCATTCACATGGATTTTGAAGTTTTAAATATAGCAGCAGTTCCTAAAAAAGAAGGAGATCCTAAAAAGATTTCAATAAGTGGAAGGGTAAAAATTCCTAGGATATTTTCTGAAAATTGTCAGTTTTTAGAAGAAAATACATCAATAGAACATATTAAAAAAGTTTCTGAAGAATTAGGATTAGGATTAGCTTCAAATATAACCGAGACAACCGATCCTCAAGTTAGAATACAGGCATATATTAATTATGTTGATTTTATAGGAAATATTGTAAAGTCATCGTATGTTTCTGATGATTCTTTTCAAACCCACTTCGTAGATCCGTATTATTATTTAAATTTTATAGATGTAAACAGAATTTTAAATTCTAAAAATCTTTCATTAGATGAACTTCAAGACAATATGACTTCTTTAAATACTAGCATGGCAGAAGAAAACCATACTGATGAAAGTATTGATTCAACTGAAACAAAACTTATTTTAACAAATAATGTACAGTTAAAACCAACTAATCAATATATTGCTAAGTATGAAATTGAAAATAAATCAAACATCGTAGTAGAAGCACATGGTCATTTTAGAGATGTTCAAATTTATGATGACAATGCAGAGTCTCCAGATGAAAGATTAGATGAATTTACAGTTGAAGCACTTAGTGCTAATGCAGAAAATTTAAAAGATATTGAAGAACCTTTAAAAGGAAATAGAGAATCTGAAGAATATTCTAGCTTAATTAAACATAAATATATGGGAAGACAAGACGTTGGCACAGAAGGTTTAGGAAATGTCCACCAGAATCATATATTTTCACAGCTACATAATATTAGAAATATTGATGAAACTCAAAAATTAAAGCTAAAAATAACTTTAGAATCTTTTAACCCATCTCTTTATAGATTTCAAAAAATACCAGTACTTCTATATCACACGGATTCAAGAGCAATTAAAGGTGCCCAAAATCTAGAAGAAGCAAAAAAAGATAAAGGATTTACAGATTCTAGTGTAGATATTCCAAAAAGTGACGAAAAAGAACCAGATCAAATGCTAGACCAATTTCTTTCTGGTTACTATTTAATAGAATCAATTGATATTGTATATAGAATGAAAAGAAGTAACTTTTATCAAGAAGTTACATTAATTAGAAGGGAATGGCCGGCAAGAATGTCTGCAGTAAATTCAATAAATACATAAATTAGAATATGCAAGATTTTAAATCCATAAATGATTTTAGAAAAGGGTATCGCTATAGTAATATGGCGGAAGATCCTACATACTTGTCGTTCTTTTTTATGTTTGATTACTATTCTGAAGAATCTCCTCTTTTTAATGGAGAGGCTCTTAATTATCTTAGAAATGTTATACAAGATGAAGAAAGAGCGACATCGCTTGAAAATTTTATCAAAATTTTAAAAAGAGTAAATAGTGAGCTTCCTTGGTTTTGGCAAAGTGTTTCTGGTTTAGATGCTACCCGAAAATATGGAAAACTTGCAGAACCTTATTGGGGAGCAGGTGATCCAGCACTTGAAATAAGTTGTTTAGAGACTGTAGAGCTAACTACTTCTGGGATGATAGATTTATATAAAAGAGCAGCCTTTGATTTTGATAGATGGGTTGAAGTTTTACCAAAAAACATTAGGCGTTTTAGAATGTGGGTTTGGGTTTCTGAAGTAAGAGATTTTGCGGTATCATCTGCTCAAAGATTTTCAAATGGAGCCGCACAATTAACAGGTAATGAAAACTTAGACGTTTTTGGAAAAGATAATAGCGTTAAAAATGTTAGACCATTTTTTAAAGTAGAATTAGGATATTGTCAATTTGATCCAGACTCAACTGATAGCATTTTTGCTGATCTTTCTAGGAGCCCATCTGAGCCAGCTGCTCCAAAAATTAAAATATTTTTTGAAAATGCTTCATATACAGGAGAGTATGCAAATAATGCCATTAAAGATGACAGAACTTTAGGCCAAATGATAGGTGACGTTGCTAAAGAAAAAGCGGGACAGGTTGTTAGTGGTGCTATTGATAGGACAGTTGATAATGTTATAGCGCGAGCTCTTTTAGGAAATGTACATGGATTAAATTTGGCATCTTCAATTCAGGATGCAGTAAGCACGGGGTCTATTAATGGTATTGCTAACCTAGTAGGAAGTGCTGTTGGAAATGGAAATAATTCTAGTGGACCTTCAATAGGACTCGGAGAAGTATACGACCCAGTACCTCTTAAAAATGAGCAACCGATTAATGCTAATGCGTATGATTCAGTTCCAGGTCAAAAGCCTCCTCTAAATTATGAAAACGTGTATTCAGGATCTAATATTGTTGATAATGAAACTTTAGAAAGTTCAAATGTCTATGATACTACGCCAACAGATAATGATTCCCTTGGAAAAATTAGTGTTTATGATAGAACTGCACCGGATAGTGAAGGGCCTCTTAACGAAAATGCACATAAATAATGTCAACAACTACAGAGTTATATAAAGACAATATTAGAGATACTCATTGGATTGGCGAAGTAGTAGACAACGTGGATCCATTACTTAACGGAAGGTGTAGAGTAAAAGTGTTTGGTAAATTTGATTTACTTCCAAATGAAGTTATTCCATGGGCAAGTCCTATGAATCGAGATACTTCTGGAAAGCATTTTGTTCCAAGAATTGGAGACATTGTTGCTGTTAGATTTGATAATGGAGACGTTTATCACCCTGAATATTGGTTTCAGGTTAATCAAAACGAAGCACTTAAATCGGAAGTTTTACAAAACAGTGCTAACCCAGAAAACGTAGTGTCACTCGTGTATGACGAAGAAAGAGGGGTTAGATTATATTATTCCCCAGAAGATGGTTTAGTTATGACCACTGGAGAGTCCCAAACAGATGCCCCTATGATTAGATTTTCTACGGATGGAGAAATATTTATTAACTCTGATAAAATCTATATTGCAACGTCTGGGACAGACACGACAGAGCCTGCAGTTAAAGGCCAAACTCTTGCTGATCTTTTATCTGAAATCATATCGCAGTTTAATGGACACACACATCCAACTGGAGTTGGACCTTCCGGTCCTCCGCTTCCGCCTCAATTAGGAGCGATGCTTAACCTACAAACACAGATAAATAATAATACAGGACCTGGTTTTATTCAGCAAAAATAGTAAAAAATGACATTTGATAAACTTATTGAAACCTACGAAGAAAGTTATATTGTAACATCGTCACATAGCACTGTTGCCGAAAATATTATTTTGGCATGTGAGGATTTGATTGCAAGAAGTTTAAAAACATCAAATGATAAAACTTTTAATTTTATTGGAGAGATAGAAAACTCTGGAGCTAAAGAAAACTTAAAAAATGCTCTATCTAGTGGAAACGTAGTCAGTGCATGTTCAACTATAGATCCTATTTTTACATCTAAAAAATCTGCTAAAAATTTTATATACGAGCATATTTCTGAAGAATTTAATAACATAATAGTACTATCTTCAATTGGATTATTTAAAGGCAGCAAAAAATTGTATGATGAGCTAGCAAGTTTTAATAAAGAGGGTAGTAAAAGACCTATTACTTCTTCAGGGTCTAATATAATAATTAGACCTAAGCTTATTAAAGAAAAGTGTGAAGACTACATAAAATCTTTTAAAATGAGTGTAAATGGTAAGATTATTGTTGGTGAATATTTTGAAGAAGACGTGCTAATGCATGGAAATCAAGTTATTGGAACTGCTACTGAAGGAAATATTACATATAATATTGAAAAGTCCGGTGATTTACCAAGCGATAAACATGCTAGAGATTCTATTTTATTTACTCTTATTGAGGGTCTAGATCAAAGAGTTGATTCAGGAGAAGTATCTAAATATGAGGTAATTGAAGGATCTGGAAAAACTACAATTAAGACGTATTTTAATGAACTTGATGACTATAATCAAGAATTAACCGTTAACTCTATTCTATAATGGCATTCGATTCTTTTAAAATTAATATGAATTTGTATTTTCAAGGAACTAACGGAACAGCGTCTGGTGTTATTCCAGCAGAAGATATGCCGTCTCCATTACTAATTCCGGAACCGGACCCTAATGACCCAACACAAACCGTTGAGGTTTTAGATATTGATTCTGAAATGAAAAAAACAGCTAATAAAATAGCTGAAGAATATCATTTAGCAATCTCTACTGCAAGACAAGAACATTTAGGTACAATTAGACCTATTAATCCAGCAGTATACAATGCTGCAATGGAAACAGCAAAACAAGGAATAGCAACTGCGATATTAGGGGTTCTTAAGACTATGCATTCTACTGGAATTAAGCCATCAATTCCTTTAATGTTGCCAATTGGTGCAGCAGTTGTTCTTTATTGGTCAACTACTCTTACTCCTGGATCTTTTTTACCAATTCCAACAATTCCACCAATAACAACTCCGGCCCCAGGAACTCTTGTTCTTTTCCCAGGAAACCCAGTTCCTGTTGCACGTGGATTTAAAAATGCATTTTCTAAATATGATAATGAACAAGATTTTAACACTGCTCTTTCTAAAATGTTAAATGATTTAGTAGAAGGTTTTCAAAATCACTTAGAAACAATAAGTGGAATTTATGTAGGTCTTGTGCCTGCTCCACCTGTTTTAATACCAACCGTAATACCTTGGAAAGGAATCACGGTTTAATAGATATATAATATTGTATTACACTTTAATCTAAAAAATAAATGTCAGAACAACAACGTAAAAGGATTACTACCTTAGATAAGGGATCCTTAGTATTAGAAGAAAAGTCTACTTCTAACGTAATCGAACAAAAGACTGAAGAAGAAAATTGGCTAACTCCTGAAGGAGATTTTGACTGGGAGGCATATGAAGCAACATGTATTACCAGGACTCGCACGCCAAATCCACACATTAAAACTAACGGAAGAGATAAAGTTTTTTCAAGAGAACCATATGCTCAACAGCTATATGATACCTATTCAGCGCACGAAGATTCAATTAACCTAAGAACAATTATTAATTTAGGAGACATTGTTGATGGAAAAATATATGGTGTGAGTGAACATTGGATGACTGTTGATGTCAGTTATCGAGAAATGGTTTACGTAAAGCTTTCAAAAGAACCTGGATCGGTTTTAGAAGATTATAAGCCAGGTGATGAAGTTGCAGTATTAATCACTGATCCTGGAAATACAGGAGTTAATTCGATGGTTATTGGTTCTATTTCTGGAGGAATGAAGCAAAAAGTATTCATAGATCTTCAGGCTGGCATTGATACCGCAGATACTGCATGGGTTGGTAAAGTTTCACATATGATTGAAAATGGAGGTTATATTGTTAATATCCAGGGAGTTGAATGTTTTATGCCAGGTTCTCTTGCCGGAATTAATAAATTACATGATTTTGAGTCAATTATCGGCGAAGAATTATATGTTGTTCCTGTTAGTTTTTCAAATGAACGTGGAACAATTGTAGTTTCTCATAGAAAATACCTACAGGCGATGATTCCTACAGAAATAGATAATCTTAAAGCTGATATTGAAAATAAGCAAACTGGATCTGTTACTGGAACTGCTAAATATGGTGTATTTGTTGAATTTAATAATTGTTTAACTGGAATGATCCATATAAATGATTTAGATGAAGAAACTTTAAAGAACTTTAAATCTAGACAAATTAAACCAGGAGATTCTGTAGAATTTTGGGTAAAAGATATTATTAGTAATTCTAAGATTACTTTAAGCCAAAAGGCCGAGACGATTAACAATCCCTGGAAAGATATAGAAAAAAGATTTAAAATTCCATGTGTTGTAGAAGCCAAAGTAAAAACTAAAAAAGATTATGGTATTTTTATAACCGTAGAAGAAGGTTTGGTTGGATTATTACACGTTAGTGAATTGCCAGATGGTATCATAGATCTTTATAACTCGGGAGATTCCATAACTGTACAAATAAGTAGAGTCGATAAAGATTCTCAAAAGATCTTCTTAAAACTTCCTGAATAAGTTCACTCAACTACTTATGATATATACAATAGAGTATAATATCATATTAGTTGATGCAAACATTAAATAAAAATTCAGATAGAAATTCAATACTCAATGCTTCTCAAATAGGCGTTGAGTTTGAATTCTACTCAAATCACGATCTAGAAGAGACCAGAGATATGCTCAAGGTTCTTTTAGGTCGTGATATTCGTATTGAGACCAAGGCTCACTCTGACTTTCAGCCAGACGAAAAAACATTTAAAATAGAGCCCGACATGAGCGGGGGTAAAGGTCTAATTGAGTTAGTCACTGGAGCAGTACCATATCGAAACGCTAGAATTATAATAATTAAAATGCTAGCATGGATTAGAGAAAATGGATATACTACAGAAAGATCATCAATCCATTTAAATTTATCATTCCAAAAACACTCATTGGAAGATAAAAATATGATTTCAAGAATGAATACTTTAAAATTTATTCTTGATTTTAATGAAGATCAAGTATACAAATTCTTTCCTAATAGAAAAGATTCTATATATGCCAAATCTATTAAGTGGATTATGCCAAAAAATGAATCATTTTATTTTGATAGCTCTCAAATTTCCCATAATAATTTTAATTTTCCAAATACTAAATATTATGGAATAAACTTTGATAAGAAAGTAAAAAATTATCTTGAGTTTAGATATATTGGAGGAAAAGACTACGAACATAGACAAGAAGATATTTTATATCTTCTTGAGAGATTTATTGTTCAAATTTGGAAGTCATGTTCAGACTTTAATTTTACAGAAGAAAATAGATTAGAATTAAAAAAGATTCTAAATAAGAATTTACCATATCGAAGCATATTAGCAAGTCATAAAAATATTAAGAAGTATTTTCCAGATATTCATATAATGGTTGATCTACAAGAAATAGATGCTATTATTGAAATGCAGTGGGGTAGAATTAAAAATAGAATTGTCGATATTATATCTTTGGGAGGTTTAACAAAGGGTATTATTAATTATGATTCAGATATATCAAGACTTCAGATTAAAGATGGCGAATTTCCAGTGTGTTACGAGCTTAAAGATGTAGATTTAGTAGATTGTATAGTAGATGGTAATGTATTTCAATCTGATTTTCATAATTGTAAGGTAGATAAATCAACATTAGAAAAATGTAATTTATACCAAAGTACTGAAATTTCTAATTCTAAAATAAAGTCATCATATTTTCATGGTAGTTGCACTGCAAAAAATTGCTACATATTTGGTACTGATGGCGTATTTAAAGGAAGAATGATTGGCGGTATTTTTAGAGAAGGAATGATTGATGATTACGCAAGATTTGAAGATGCGGAAATTGTCGTAAGTAAAAAAATAAAATCTTAAAATGGGAGAAATTAGAAGTGGTAGTGTTGGTAGTGCTAGTACTCCTAGGGATTTTGGAAATGATTGTTTAAATTCGTTTCTAGATGAACTAGGCGATGAAATTACAGGAGCATGTATGGTGCCTGTAAATTTACCAACCCGCGAAATTGTTAACATTATTAATAGGGCTAAAAAGTGGTTCTATAAAAACTATGAATATTCTGTTCAAGAGAACTTTTATCATGTTCCGCATGAAGTTTTTGAAAGTGAATATTTTAAATCGCACAGGGCTTTACATCTCCCAGGTGCTGATAGCTCAGGAGCTGGTGAAGTATTTTCTATATTTGGACTTTGGGATTTAAGTAGTGGTTGGCAGAATGCGGGATCTAGTTTAGATTTTAGATTTAGTGCAGAAGGAGACTTTACTCTAGATAGAATGTTATTTAAAAATGCATATGAAGGTTCAGGACCTGCTGAGTTTGCTGAGCAGCTTCAATACTATGTTGTTAATAGGTCGCTAATGGATTTATCTAGACAAATTCTAGAGAATCCAATCTCATTTGCATATTCACAATTGAACGGTGAAATTAAATTTATGGGTGACACTCCTAAGGGTGATGTTGTTCTACAGGTGTATGAGACTATCGAAGATTGTGCATTGTTTAATGATGAAATATTTTTTAGATATGTCAGTGCTCGAGTAAAACAATCATTGGGCGCTAAGCTTGGAATATTTAAATTCGCACTACCTGGAAATGTTGACTTTGATTATGATGCTATTAAATCAATGGGAGACGAAGAGCTAGCTGAAATTAAAGAAGAAATAAAAGGAGATGAAGGCGTTGACTGGATGTTCCACAGCTAATTATAATAAATAGAATATGGAACTGTATATCAAAACACTCGGCGATCCTAATTTTAATCCTAGGGAACCTCATATAAAAAATGAGGTTAATCAATTGATTGCTCAAATAGAAACTATCTTATTTACGAATAAGGGAGAGGTTCTTGGGGATGTTGATTTTGGATGCAGTTTAAATGATATGATATATGAATTAAATGCAAACGAATTTGCTATAAAAAATGAGATTGATAAGCAAATTTCTACATATTGCCCTTTAGCAACTAAATATAAAGTTGATGCTAAAGTTTCTTTTGTTAGAGGGCAGGTTAGAGATGAGGCATATATAGACATAACCATTGATAGTCAATATATGGTCACTGTTGCAACTACTTAAAAAATTAAAAAAATTAAATGGCTGAATTAAAGTTTTTAACAAAGACGAGAGCAGTAGCTGGTCAAATATATGATGATACCAGAACATATATTGCTAGAGTGTATAAGAGATCTAATACGCTGTTCTCTAATGCTTCACCATTTGCTCAAATACTAAGAGTATTATCTGAACTTTCGGAATTAATAATGTTCTATATTGAAGATTCTACAGTTGAGCAAAACATATATACTGCCCAACAGCCAGAATCTATTTATGGTTTAGCTAGACTTGCTGGACATGATCCTACTAGAGGGTTTGCAGCAACTGGTGAGATTTCAATTAGATTAAATATGCAATCTGGTGAATTTACTAAAATAGCTGGAGATGGTATTACAATTCCAGCAAATGCTGAACTTAAATTTGATGCAAATGGATTGTCTTATATGTTAAGAACTTCTAAAGATTCGTTTAGAATTTCAAAATCTCAAGTACAGGCAATTAAGGGTGTTATCGTTCAAGGAAAGGCAGAAACTCAAACACTAACAGGTACTGGAGAATCTTTTCAAACATATAATGTTCAAGTTTCTGGTAAAACTGATCATAATTTAATTAAAGTTTCAGTAAATGGAGAACAGTGGACAAAATTTAATTCTGTCTATGAAATGAATGCTGGAGATAAAGGATTTATTGTAAAAACAGGAATATCTGGAGGATTAGATGTTTATTTTGGTACTAACAATTTTGGAATGATTCCTCAACTAGGATCAACTATTGAAATTGAGTATATAATACATCAAGGTGCTGAAGGTAATTTAGAAGATGCTGAAGACCTTACTATTAAATGGATAGATGAAGGCAGAGATGGTTCTGGTAACTTCTTTGATTTAAATGAACTATTAACAGTAGAAATAACTTCTTCTCCTAAAATGGGAGCTGAGCCAGAATCTACAGAATTTACAAAAATAATAGCACCGCTTTCATCTAAATCATTCGTGTTAGCAACTCCTGATAATTATGAATACTTTTTATCTAGATATGGTTTATTTTCATATATAGACGCATACAATACTAGCGATGATGGCTACATAGATGATGACAATGTTATTTACATATTTGCAGTTCCTGATATTAGAAAAAAACTATCAAAAAACCAAGATTATTTTTCTATGCCTGAGCAGGAGATGTTTTTTGATCAGTCAGAATATGATAAAATGACCGATGTGTTACAGGAAAGTGGACAAATGATGGTTACTACTGAGGTTAAATTTGTTAAACCTAAAGTTAGAAAATATACAATGGATATTTCTGTTAGATATTTTGAAGGTTTTAGCAAAGAAGATATTTTTAATGACATCCGATCTGCAGTTTCTAACTACTTATTAAATGTTACTCGAAGAGATAAACTTCCTAAGAGTGATATTATCTATATTCTAGAAGAAGTTGATGGCGTAGATTCTGTTAATGTTCAATTTAGATCTGAAACTGAAGAAACTGCTAGAAGGATTGGATATTATGAATCGATAACAACTACAATTGCAGCGCAAGAGCCTGTTGTTCTAGAAGATATTGGCAATGGTAAACAAAAGTATATCTTCTTTAAGAAAATTAATGAGGTTGAAAAGATTCAAATTGGACCGGGAGACTCTATACCATCGGATATCGCAGGTTTAGATCAATGGGGAGATATTATTATGGATAAAGAAGAAGTTGCAGTATTTAGAGGAGGCTGGTTAGATAGAGATGGAGACGAAATTAAAGATGTTCCTTCTATAAATGAAGAAGCAAGTCTTTCTGTTACATTTGATGATGTACCAGTTCCTAGAACTATTTATACAAGAACTCAAGCTGGAAATAGAAAATCACTATAATGGAATCGTTATTTAAAGACTTATTAAAATACAAACTTTCTAATTTATATGAAGGTGCTAAGACTAGAAAGGATAATCGATTAAATCTTGGTTTTAATTATTCGGATCAACTGATGCAAAGAAATCTGTCTTCGCATATACAAAGAAATCAAACAATGCGAGAGTTTATTGGATTTTTAAATGATTATTTAATGAACCTTATAAGGTCGGTTAAACAATTACAACAGTGGAAAAACTTTACCGTTAAAAAAGATGACATAAATATTAGATAATGTATTCTAACTTAAAAATATTTAATGGAACTTCTAGTATATTAGATACTACTATTAATTCTGAGGGAGTATTTGAAACTTCGGTATACTTAGAAGAGGTTTCAACTGGCTTATATGAATCTATTAACCTTTTCTTTTTAGAAGAGGTAGAATATAATGGAGGAACATATTTAAATAAACCTGTTTCTGAAACCGGTACATCTAGTATTTCATTTGAGTGGAAAGAAGATAATTATGACTCGAGTGATATAATTATTTATGGTGCTAAAATAGAAGGTGGTTTAACTAAAATCGATGTAAAAGATTATTATAGCATAAATGTTTTAGATAATTCTACTATTTCTTCAATAAATGGAGGTGTTAAAGTATTAAACAGTCTTGACAACGAAGCAATTCAAGTTAATATAGCGCTAAGTTCTCAGATTGAAGGAAGGCACCAAAGAACACTTCTAGTATACTCTATCGATGGATCTAATAAAACATTAATCGCTAAGATTTTTGTGTACGGCGAAGTTGTGGGTGAAGATGAAAGACTTAGATTATTACTTCAAAATTTAGGAGCAACTCTAGATGAGGGAGACTTTATTCTATTTAAAGAACATGACATTACTGAAATGTCTCCCGATTATATTCTCATGAATCAAAAAAGAAGAGAATTACTTTTAGAACTTTCAAATATTCAACCATTTATAGGAACTTATAAGGCAATTCTCAATGCAATTGATTTCTTTGGATATAACAATATCACGTTAAAAGAGTATTGGTTAAATATAAATACAGGAAGCAGCTCATTTGGTAAATTACAAGCAATACCTGTTCCTAACTCAAGCAAGTATGGAGAAGCTGTTCGCAAGAGCCTTCCATTTGAAATACCTTCTAGTAATCTTAAAAAGACTAGCAGGTTTAGTTTAGTATATAAAATAAATGTTCCTAATGGAGGAGTTGATGTTTGGGATATTCCAACAGTAGATGAAGTATTTGATTTTACGCCCGAAGAAGTTTTAATTAAACTCTACGGCCTAAAGTCTAAACTCCAAAGAGAGTATCTTCCTCTAAATGCTAAAATAGTAGATATTGTTGGTGAAGGCGATTTCTTTGCGCAGAAAAATTTAAATATCTGGAATAATCAAAACGCAATCGCATTCTTTACAGAGGGTATCGATATTAAATATAAACAATTTCCACGAAATAGAAAAACTTTTATTGAAGATATTTCACTTATTCTTAAAAAAGTTTTTGATCCTAACGATACTACAGGATCTGGGTATCAAGATTATCAAACTTTACTAAATACAGAATTTAAAGATTATGGCAATCTTTCTTCAATTCAATTAGAAAATTTAAGAAACGCAATAACTTTGTTTTATGAAGATTATCATGATAATAGTCTTGAAACTTTTAATGAAGATATTCCAGTAGGATGTCCTATAATTTTAGACGGTAAAGATACCTTTGATTATACATGGGATTCTGCTGAATTTAATTGGAATGATGCTGTAGATCCTAATCCTAATCTATTAGTAACTTGGAATGATTGGTGGAAAAGATGGATTTATGAAATAGAATGGATTATTAATGGACCTAATTGGTCTCACTCTTTTAGAGGACCAATAGAAGACTTTATTGTTTTTCCAATATTTTTACCATACTCAGGAAATTATGATATTGAAATGAGAACATACGATCTTTTTGGACATATGTCTAGAGATCTAAAAAGAGAAATGGTTTTTGTTGATCAGAAAGAAGTAGAGTTTTATGGATTTTATAAAACTTTACGAAAAAACACATGGAGTGATAGACAAAAGATTAATTGGAATAGTGTAGGTGGATATTGGGATTTGCCACTACATAATCCTAATAAAATTGATGAATCTATAGGAAGTTGGTATATTGGACTAAATCGAGCAAATTATCCACATGAATCGAGCGAAGAAGTTAATGAAAACTTTTCTACAGTTGTCAGATACTTAGATCTCTATTCTGATACTGGGTATTCAGAAACAAGCGGTCCGTACTTTTGGAATAATTGTGATTTTTCTTGGAATTGGACAACTGATGTTTGGTGGAATTCTACTAGAATTGGTGCTGATTTAGCAGCTTCTTTTATAATTGAAGATATTCAAAATAGTTCAGTACTTACAATAGACCATATTAATCCAACAACAAATCAATTAGAATCAGGATCTATAACTATTCAATCACCAACACCAACATCTCTATCTGATATCGCGGGGTGGCAATTAATAGTTGACGAATTAAATAACTCATCAGATAATATTATTAATAAATTTATTTATAATTTAGTTGGTCAAGAAAATGGACAACCAGATGGTATAGTTGATTCGGTTGCATATATACTAGCAGTTGGTAAACAGGATTCGAGAACCTATGAATATGATTCGGTTTCAATTACAAATGGCAACATAATTGGAGAGGTTCACCAAGTAACATACAATCCTACATTTGACGAGATAGACATATTTACTGATTGGAGATCTATTAATAGATCGACTCACGTTACATTTTGTCCTGAATATTCAAAGATGCCGGGGATGAAATTAAGAAAATGGACAATAACCAATAATACATATCCAGATAATAGTGATATATATTATGGTGATATGGTGTTAACATATCTCTTTAAGAACCCTGGAGAATACACAATTTCATTAGAAGTTGAGGATACTAATGGGAATATTAACACCGCTCACAAAAATATACTAAAAGTAAACTAAAAAATTAAACGATGGCAAACATTACAGAAATTCTAGGAACAGATTCATTATCATCTTCTAGGTTAACAATTAACGCTAACTTTACGGCTATTAATGATGAAGTTGCTGATATTACATCTCTTATAGATCCAACTACAAGTACGATCTCTGGGGTTGATAGTATTTCGGCGTCTTCTATTAACTTAACTTATTTGAATGGATCTTCAACACTTCCAATTTTATCAGTAGATTCTACGTCTGCTGTATTTAGCGTTGCCGCTGATTTTGGAGGAGATGTTGATTTACAGAGCAAAATTCAAAAATCAGGAATGATTGGAGCACCTGGCTCAGGAAATGGTTCTACATCAACTGCACCTACCGAAATGGCAGGGTCGACTTATTTCAGTGGAGTATCATTTGACTTACCTACTGGAGAAGAAGGTCAAGAAGTAACTGTTATCAGTACTTCTGGAAGCTCAATTAGTGTGGGAGGACAAAACAATGTTAATATTGGAGCAACTTCAATTAGTTTAGATGATTTAAATTCATCTGTAACTTTAAGATTTTTCAGCGCTAATAATACATGGTACGTGATTAGTTCACACAACGCAACAATTGCATAAATAAAATAAGTAAAATAAATGGCGACTCCATTAGTTAGAATACCACAACCTCAAGGAGGTACAATGTATGCTTTTGCCTCAGCTGCAAGAGATATTACACGTGCTTTTAATAATGCAGATCTTAAATTTGAGTTTAGTAGATATGCTTTATTAGATTTGCCAGATTTTACAACATCTAGTTTAGGTTCTAATACTATTGATTATAGTAATTTATTAGAATCTTCAGGAAGTAACTATGTTCCTTCTGGAAATGGTGCAAATGTTGATTTTGCGTTAACATTTCAAAATTATGCATTAAACGCTGAGGAAATTATTCTACAAGATGATGATTTTGATCCTATTTTATTAAAATCAGATGCTGAAAAGCTGTTTTTTAAAATGATGAGTGAAGTTGGTGCTGTTAGATTTAAATCAGCAGACTCAACAGAATCAAACAATGGCAATTACACAGAAGATTCTAATTCAACTCAAACCGGTCAGGTATACGACAGAGTAGTTAAATATTTAGGATCTATTGATGCTGAAAATGATATAGCATATAAAGGGAACGCTTATCATGAAGTTTATATTAATGTTCCGTCATCTGCAGGAACTACACCGACTGTATTATTTGAGCCATCGAATTATAATACAACGGCAAACCAATTATATGCTGACCCGGACTGGATTGAAGGTAGAGATAATCAAACACACCCAGATCCTAATCTAAATCTTTCGCCAATAGTTGATAGTTATGATCAGGCATTAGGGCCTTTTTACGATATAAACACGAATGGTACCAATTCAGTAGGTATCGATTGGAATCCTCAATCATATTATGGAATAACAAGTGATAGTAAAGTTAAGAATTTTAACGACTATAATAAAAAAGGAAGTGATTTTAAATTTAATGCAGTACTTGTTTATTATGACTTATATAGTTCTTCGGTTCCTGCAAATAGATCTACCAATTTATACGGTATTTTAATACTTGATGATATTAAGAGCATTGGTGGCGGTGGAGCAAGAATTAATGAACAAATTAAGTATAAGCCAAACGAAGTAACTGGTTTAAATGGAAATGCGTTTTCACTAAAATTAAATTTAAAGTTTAACACGTCACTTGATAACGTAGGGGTAGAAACTAATATTAATGATTTTACTACGTTCTCTATGGATCTATTCATGGACACTACGACATTATTAGAGAATGCCGCAGAGTTGCTTATTAGAGCAAATGATAGATATGGAGATTTAGAGACAAGGTTAAACCAAATAGAACAACTTGTTTTAGCAACAGAAACTGCAGAGGATTTAGATATTAGAGTTACTGAACTGGAACAAGATTTTCAAAATACATCAGCTCAATTAAAAGATTCTGATGCTTTATTAAAGCTAATCACAAAGGCACACGATAAATTAAATTCTTTAATTGATGGAACAATTCCAGTTGAGTTACAATATAATACAAATGTTATATTTGATGGAGCTGGGACTTCGGTTGATAAGTCTGTTCCAAATAAAATTAAAGTAAACAACACTACTAAAGGATATGAAAATTTAGGATTATTTAAATGGGATATAGCTTCTAAATCTGTTTCTGGTTCTATAACTACAAATCAATTATTTGATATTCAGATAAATGGTAGTGGCTTAAGTCAGTATGGTATATGGTGTAAACTTAAACCTTTTACAAATAGAATTAGCTTTATTAATAAGTTTTCTACCGGTACTGCGAATGATGATTTAAATATATACATTGATGATTCAACCACTCAATGGAAAGAGGGCCAGGTTGTTAGAATTACATTTGAAACTATCAATATGGATGGTAATAACATTAAGATTAGAACTAGAAAATCTGGAGACTTTGATAAGCTAATAGCCGATATTTCTCCAGCAGATTTAATCACGAATAAACCATATATTGAAGTAATTTGTATTGATCCAGTAACGTATCAATTTGAAGTAGATATTATTAGGTAAACATGAACACAAACAATTCAATCTCAACAGTTATCAAGCAATTGCTTGAAATTAATGTAAATTCTCTTAAGACATTTGAGAGAATTAATGAGGCAGTAACCACCGATAAGAAAAGTATACCTTTGGAACTTTTGACGGGAGATGGCACGAAAACTGTTTATGTTCCAGCATTTGGATATATGCAACGTGAGCTTGAAAGATTAGATACTAATCTAAAAGCGTTAACAGACTTAACAGATGGAACTTCAAAAATTAAATTAGCAGACGGAACATACCAAAGAATATATACTGGGAATTTAAAGAGCCCTGCAAATGATATAACTTCAGTTAATAAGCCTTCAGAGTTTGGGATAAAATCAAATTATTTTTTCGAAGATTTTTTAACACCTCTCCTTACTACAAAATTTGATGTAAGTTCTCAAGTCGGTTCAGATACTGAAAGAGTTTTAATTAAGAGGCTTATCATTGAAACAACGTTTGATTATGCTAAAGAATATTTTGATACTGAATTAAAAGATAAAGAGGGATTAATTTATTCTGAAGTTATTTCAGGCTTAGCTGCAAATAATATACCATTCTATAATGATGAGGAAGTTAGAGACCTTCCATATAGAAACACTCAATATTATGGAACATTCGATGTAACTTCTATTGATAATATACAGAAAACGGTAGTTTCTGGAGGTAATTCTATTCAAAGGAATATTAAAGTATACACTCTAGATAAATTAACATATACTGATTCTGAGAAGGAATTAAAAGATACCGAAGTTTTAAAAGTTGGAGATGAGGTTGCGGTTAATAGTGGAAAAAACAGTACAAAATACAGAGTAAAGAATATTGATAGTTCAACTAGACAGGTTGAATTAGAATTAATTCAAGGATATGAACCTATAAAAATAGGAGCAGATTCTCTTAGAATTTATAAAGCTAATAATATTGCGGTTGAAATTGAAATCAATCTTGGATTTAATGAAAGCATGGTTGTTTTCTTTAAAGCAATTGATCCTGATTCAAACATTTTAGCAGAAAATTGGTCTCCTGGAGTATCAATATATAGTAATGATTTAACCACAACTTTAGAAAGTGGTCAAGTAAAAAGTCTTGCTGATTATTATAAAGAAGAGGTTGCCGACTTCGGTCAATTTATTAAAGCACTTAAAGAAGATGCAATTCCACCGGCTACTCTTGGAAAAACTCCAGATTCTCCAACATTAGAAGCAACTAACTTTCAAGTTGTTCAAATAAACAAGCATTTAACTGAAAACGATGCTATTAATAAAGTTAAAAAATTAACTTCTGATAAGATTAATGTTGAAGAGGCTGTTAAAAAATTAGATGACACTATTGTTAAGAAGAGATCTAAGGTTTCTACTAGAAAATATTCTTCTCTAATCGAAAGAGACAGAGACAGAAATGAATTAAGATCTCTAATTGAAAGTAGAGCTGCTGAAACAAAACTTTATAGCTCTATAGTAAATCAGATTAAGTCAATTTCAAGTGATGCTAATGTCACTAAGATTGAACCTAAATTTAGAATTAGAGGATTTTGGTCAATTCCAGAACCTAAATTAGCAGCTGAAACAATACCTCAAAATATTGTTCAGTTTATTGTGCAGTACAGATATTTATCAACTAGTGGTAAGTCTTCTGAAATTGCTCAAATTCCATTTAAGTCAAATGAAACTGAAAAAACTGGAGTATTTTCTAATTGGAATGAAGTTAAGACTGGTGTTAGACAAAGACTAAAAGATGAGACTACTGGTAAATTTTATTGGGCTGAAGGATCGGTTGAAGATGGTCAAGAAATTAATTTTAACCAGCTAGATATTCCAATCCAAAAGGGTGAGGTTGTAGATATTAGAGTTAAGTCGGTCTCAGAGGCTGGTTTTCCATCTAATCCAATAACTAGCGACTGGAGCGATGTTGTTAGAATAGAGTTTCCGGAAGGAGAATTAGATACTACTAACATATCAACACTTGTTAGTGAAAATGAAACAGAATCTGCTGTTGTTAGGATTAATGATGAATTAGAATCAAAAGGAGTATATAGCCACATAGATGATTCATTTATTGCTAATGAAAAGTATTTTTCACATAATGCAACTTCAATTGCTTCTGGATTTTTATCACCGGAACAAACTCCAATTTCTCTTTTTGATAAACTTACAGATTTACAAAATGAAGTTAAATCTCTTCAAGAGACTATTTCCGGAATTAAAGGTGAACTTTCTGTAAAACTAGTAAATGAAGAGGGTACTGTTATTAATATAAAAAGAAATACTAATAATAAAGTATTTGCTGGATATTATGCTGATGAAACTGCAGACTTAACTGTTAAAAAAGGGCATATTGTTACTAAGACATTTAAACTTTTATTAGAAAATACAAATGCATCTCAGTTAGAGCTAATTGCAAGGATTATAGGAGATAGAAGTCTACCATCTTTTAGATCTTCAGCGTCAGCATCTAATGCAATTTCATATGGGTTTGGTATAGATCCAGATCCTAATTTTGAAATACCTGAAAAAGTTGTAAATGACACATATTATACTACCGAAGCGAAATACGATATGGTTCCAATACAGTATCAAAATATATCAGGTGACGCATTATCGCTCACTTTCGGTACTAATTCTGTAGAATATAACTTTAGCGCGCCTTATCAATCTGCACAAAGAAGAGGTCAGTTTATATACTCTAGATTTATGGATATTTCTAATGAAAATAAATTATATTTAGATATTCCTGCTATTTCTCCAACAACGTCTTCAATTGCCGATTATGAATATTTAATGTCATATGACGTAACTTCTCTTCCTAGTGCTACAGGAAATGGATCAGGATCTGATTTTATATGGAATGGAACATTTGGAACATATGATTCTAACTCTTTGACATATGATGTTTCCGGAGCATTTTCAGAAAACCTAGTTAATGTTACAAACCTAACAAATGTAACATCATCAAATTATGATGGTGGTATATATTTACACAAGGATCACCCTGATTTAGTTAATATTTACAACTCTTATCAATCATCTGCAGTCGACCCTGCCGGGTTAACTGGCGCTGAAGTACAATCAATCTTACAAAATCAAATTAGTGCTGGGGTGGTAGGTACAATGCCAGTAACCGCTACTTTAGAATCTGATGCAAATAACGGATTAATTCAGCTAGGATATAAACATACTAATGGACTAATAGGCACTGTTGGCGGAGTTAACTATGATAGAACATTAAAAATGTCATTTGACGCGAACGATCAATATTTATTAGGAGGTAAATCATGTGGTTCGTATTTATTTATTGCACCAATTAATCCAGAATCTTTATTAGTTGACGGTGATAATAAGTTTGGTAAAAAATATATTGAAACTGGAGAAACAAATTCGGTCTCAATAGATATTGTTTTTCAATATAGAATGACTGATTATGCTGGTAATAATGCAACTACAGATACTGGTAAAGTTGGTGGTATAATGAGCACTAATATATCAAATCTAACATATGCTAAAAAATTAGGTTTAGATATATTTGATTCAGATGGAGAACAATTTTCTTTTGATGTTGAAGTGTTCGCAAAATACAAAGCTAGTGGCACTAACAAAAACTCTATTAAGGCTGCCCAGCTCTCGATTTAATACTAGCTTTAATTGATATATAGAGTATAGGATTATATTCTATAAAAAGATAGACTAGTATTAAATGTTTCAAACTCAAGTATATTATAAGTCAGGGCTGACAGCAGACCCAAATATTTGCACGTCACAGCATGACACTTTATTTGCGGTCAATGGAATTCCTGCAGACCCTGGAACTTTACCAGATACCTATATCGTATGGTATGATCAGATTGATATTAATGGAAATCCTCATGGACTTTCAGATAATGCATCTATTTCAGATCTAAGCCTATTTAAAGTACGTATTTATATTAATCAGTTACAGGGGTTATTAGGAAATTCAGGTTATGAATGTTCACCTGGTGTATATTCATCTATATCATTTGATGGTAGTTTATCCAGTGGAAGCGCCTTTATTGCTGATTATGATCCTAATAGTCAACTAAAATGGGAGAACACGACAACATGTACATATGGTTCCAGTGGAACTTCTGGGACTAGTGGAACTTCTGGAACTAGTGGTGGTGGCCCAGTTGTAGGACTTCCAGATTCTGTTAAAAAATTCCAAGTATATTTTACTGGGGATTTAAATGAAGGATCGTATTGTAGCGGAATTCAAACTGCTTGGTTGTATTATGATGGAACAGAAACGTATACATTAATCGAACAAATAATATATGCGCATACTCAAGGTTCTATTAATTTATTAATTTTCCCAAATCCAGTTGGAGAACCACCCGCTGCAAATGTACCTAATTTAACTGATCCTGCTGTATATTCTACATTTGGATTAGAACCTTTATACCCTGGATCTTACGGAGACTCTATATCTGAATTTTACATTAATGGTAATGGAACTAGTAGTGTTTGGTTAATGGCAGGAGGTAGTCAAACAGACTACAGCCAAAATAATTTAGTTTTAGTTCCTTCAATAGATCCTGGAACTCAACCTGATGCTGCAGGATGGACACCACTATTATGTCCAGGTTCTTCAGGTATTCAAATTAATCTTTTATATGCAACGACTTCTAGTACTTTTTGTTCTAGTCCTTTAAATAATCCATACTACTATTACACTGGCCCTGGAGGCCCTTCCTATAATACCATAGATGAGTTAGTTAATAATAGTATAAGCATCTTTAGCACTCCAGAAGACGCCGTTCAAAATTTCTATGATAATAACCATACGACGAACGTTGCTACTTCAGGGATGTATTCGACTTCAGTCGATTATGGTTACTTTTGGGATCAATTTCAACAAAATTGGCTACCTACTACTATTTCATGTGCAACTGCAGGAGATCCAGTATTACAGCAAAAAACAATACAAGTATCTCAATGTAATAGCGCTTCTGAGTTTGTTGGTTTTTGTCATTATCCTAAGATCGATGTTGAAGTATTCTATATGTCTAGTTCTCCATTGGACCTACTCACCATAGTAAAAAATAACATCTATTTATATACAGATCCTTCTGGTGCTGAAAATTCAAATTACAACAAGCTTATTGATTATGATGTAATAGGAGCTGCAGATGGCAGCATTTCTCCTAATCAATATTTTATTTGGACAGGATCTCATTACATAGGGAATGACATTAACGGAGGTTCAGTTCCTAGTTATTCAGGTTCTATTTGGGAAGGTAAAGAATGCCCAAGCGTGACAAGAGATCCTAAATATAGTACAGTAGACCTAAACACTGGAGGATATAAAGTATATTATGCTTTTTATAAGTGTGGACCCAATACAATTGGACAGAGTGCAAATTCATATCCATTGTATCTAATAGATGGTAAGCATGGAATTAATGAGACTAATTACATATCTGATTTCATTGATTATATAAATGGTCAATCTAGGACTGTTTTTTCTAAAAACATATGTGGGTGTGTTGAATATGTTCATAGAATTATAGCTAACACTGAATATGAAGCAAAGGTTCTTTTAGAAAATTATTACGACTTAGTAGAATTTTCAGATGCTACAACTTTAGGAATATTTAGTGAATCTACACTGAACTTATATAGTTCTTGTTTAGATTGTGGTAATGATTCTAATAGATTAGAATACACGCTTCCATATATAGAAGAGGCCATTCCAGAAAATCCTGGGCCAAATTTAAAAGCTGAAAAAAATTACAAGCTAGATAATTTATCTAAGCCTCTATTGAGAACTAATCCAAAA